ATAGCAGCCGCCGCAATCTTACAGCAAGGTTGGGGCGTTGCTCTTGCCACTCAGGATTCGGTTGACCTAGTGGCTTGGAACAAGGACACCGGACAACGCCTTCTTATACAAGTAAAATCCGCACAGATCAGCAGAAACGTCCGAAGCAAATTGGAGTTTCAACTTGGTCTTGGCGGAAATAAACGCTTACCAACGCGCTATGATTTTGACATAATAGCTCTCGTTTCAAGCGAACAACGAGCGTGTTACTTTCTACCTGTAACAGCTATCAAACAGAAAAAAATGAATCGCGGCACTGGGTTTTTTGAGAACTCAGAGTTAGAGGCAGATTCTTGGCAAAAAGCAATAGAGGAACTTTATTATGAACCTACCGAACAGAAGACCTTGCGTGACGACAGACATCGGAGCCGGACTAGCGGTGACGGTTAGTTTCCACCCGCAGACAGGCGAGGCAGTTGAGGTATTTATGACAGGCCGTGGCACGGCCAGTGACAACACATTGACTGAGGCACTATACCAGCTAGGCGTAACAGCTTCTAAGCTGATGCAGGGCGAACATGATGAGGCTGAAGCAGTAGCATGAAACTAGACGTACTCAGGGACGAAATTACGGCTGATGAAGGCTGTAAGTACGAGATATATTTGGATCATTTAGATCTGCCCACGATGGGTATCGGTCATTTAATCAAAGTCGAAGACCCTGAGTACGGCAAGCCTGTAGGCACCAAGGTCACACAGGAACGTGTGCATCAGGCGTTCAATCTGGACATCCTCATTACAATAGAGGACTGTCGTCGCCTGTATCCTGAGTGGGATACATTCGGTGATGAGTTGCAGCACATCATTGCCAATATGATGTTTAATCTGGGCTATCCGCGCCTTGAGCGGTTCCGTAATATGTGGGCAGCGGTGCGCGACCACGATTACGAAAAAGCGGCAGATGAAATGGTAGACAGCAAGTGGTACACTCAGGTTCCGAATCGTGCAGAGCGGTTAGTGAAACGTATGAGAGAACTGGCTGATGGGTGAAGTAACAATGGAGCGGTTTCTTCGCTGGAAGATACTGCCCCGGTTAATGATGGTAGCCTTTACGTTAATGGCTTGGAACGTCTGTGACTGGTTTATGTCACTGGGCGCGGATGCAACAACACAACAAACAGCTTTCGTTAGCACCATAGTCGGAGCGGCTACTGGTGCTTTTGCTGTATGGATGGGACACGAGGCAAAATGATACAGGCACTGATAGGCCCCGTTACAGGGCTGCTGGATAAATTCATCGAAGACAAAGACCAGAAGAACAAACTGGCTCACGAACTGGCTACAATGGCCGACAACCACGCTCAAGAGTTGGCGAAGGGGCAACTAGCCATAAATAAGACAGAGGCCGCTCACAGGTCGCTATTCGTGGCTGGTTGGCGTCCTTTTATCGGCTGGACATGCGGCGTTGCTTTGATGGCGCATTTTGTGCTGTTTCCGGCTACTGATTTTTTTGTGGCTTATATGGGCTACGATGTTCCACCGATGCCAGCTTTCGATATGGAAAGCCTGATGACCGTGCTTCTGGGTATGTTGGGTCTGGGCGGTATGCGTAGCTTTGAGAAGCTGAAGGGTGTGTCTAAATAAAGAAAAACCCCCAGCCGAAGCCGGGGGTCTATCTTGATCGGTCAAATATTTACAGACACCTGATCTCCACCATATGCGTGAAGCAGTTTTGGTCTACGGCCTTTGTCAGAGCGGGTTCCGCTGATGTAGACCTTCACAAGACACCCACCACACTCTTTAGATAACGCTTTCGCCTCACGTCTCGCGTGTTTGATCGCTTCATCTCTGGTACAGTGAGGCTCGTAAGTCCCATCATCATCACCGTTCATTGACCATACTGTGTACCAACCACAGTCGTCCCCTTCGATCCAATACTCGATTATCATTTCCTTCTCCTAACTATGTCAAAAAGCGCAAACCCTTTTCTGAGCTTGTACTTTACTATACCACACTTTTATTGATGTGTCAAGTGTAGTTTTACACACCAATAATTGATAGGCAAAGAAAAACCCCAGAGGCCAAGGGGGAACCTCTGGGGCGGAGTTAGGGAGGAATAGAAAAGCTATGAAAGGGAATAGCTTTCCTCTTTCCGTTCTACCCAACTCAACGCGGTGTTGCAAGCATTAAACGTCAATACTTCCACCAATTCGTTTTCGTCAAATATCTTTACTACACAATCACCCATCGGGCTTGTCTGCTCAATCTCATGCCGAATCCTTGGCTCCCACATGACTGTCTCCTAGTAAGTTACTCCTAACCATACTAGGCTGACCAATAACGTGGTTATTGTCAATATTAGGATGCCAGCTAGAATTATCTCTATAACCTTACGGCGCATCTCTTGTTGCTTGTAAATAGCTTCCTGACGTTGCTTGCGAATACGGCCTTCTAGCTGTATCAGATCAGCCCACGCTTGTGGCCCGTATGACATATTCAGAAACGTCTTCAGTTCCTGACGCTGTGCTTCTAGCTTCTTTTTCGCAGCATATGCCTGTAACGCCTCTTCCTCTACAGAACCAGCCGCAAACAGCTTCTTAAACAATGGTGGGTTTTTTGACTGCTTTTCGGCTTGGTCAATGTCACTAGCCATCTTCATCCAGCGCGATACATCGCCTATGCATGATTCAATATCACGCCCAGCAGCAATCATGTTCTTTATGGTGTTAAACGCCGCTGTAGCCCCAGCAACCGCCGCTGTAATGGTTACTGGCTCCATTTCGTCAGTCTCCCCGGTGCCAGTGGCCTACACTTATATGATTGTGGCATGATCGCGCCCTTATGAATAGACGCAATGTCGTTGCCCATTTCATGCGCCCGGCTGACGCATTGCTCTCTTGTGGCCCACGGGCCAGTCGTGTCGTGATATTCCCAGCAGTGTTCAGGATAGGCTACGCTACAGGCTAGGACGATTACCTTGAACATCAGGCACGGCCTAACACCTTGTCGAGTTTGTCCTCGACACGATGCAGGGCATCCATCACCTGACGCATATCATCACGCAGTTCCATCTTTGTGGCATATTCTTCACGGGTCTTGTTTAGCAAAATATTAAGCCGCTTCTGCTCTTTGCTTTGCTCTGACAGGAACCACGCAAGGCCAGCCACGACTAGCCCGATAAGCGTGTCGATGAGGCTGGTCATTTCCATAGCTATGCGTCCGGCCAGTCGTTGATGGGTGCGTTGCCTGTAGGATTGCCGTCAGCGTCCACTGGAACATCGTACAGCGCCATAAACGCCGCGTGGGTAGTTGCACCGCTGATTGCCGTCTCAATGCGCTCTGAGGCGGCTCTGACGTTGGCACGATAGGCCAGTGTGTCGGCGGGGATGTCGGTGCCGTTTTCGGCGGAGCGCACAACCATCCAGTCTGTCGGTGCCAGCAAGCCAGCGGCAGTCTCTTTAACTTGCGCTATTGCGTTGCTCTTCAAGCCCTTTGTGACGACTTGGTTGCCGCCTATGTCGAGCATAGGCGTGTTATCGTCATTGACTTCGTTGACATCGTCCAGAGCGCGTTCAACGCCAGCCGACCAGTAAAAGCGATTGTCGAAACTTGCGACTACTGGGTCAGCCTCATACACCAGACCGATTTCGGTCTTGCGGCTGTCTGACATCTTCATCCAGTTTGCTGGGTGCTGTAATCCGTTATCGTCTGCCCACGCCCGACCAGCGCGGATGACTTTACCATTATATTTATACATCGCGTTTTTCTCCTATTTCACCGCGCTAGACTATATTTGAATGGGGATTCCGCAAAGGCGAGGTAGATGTATGTTGCGCCAGAACCGTTAATATAAAGTCGGCTACTCCTGTGTTTGAAGCCATTGCTATTTATGTCTATCATATTACCACTGCCACTTGCGGGTTCTGCAGCAGAATCTTGTGCATATAAGTCAGCCCCCTTTGCTTCATTATAAGGGTTTCTTTGGGTGTCAACTATATACCAACCGCCACCAGACTGTGTTGCGCTTTTCCACATAATCCAAGCTGGCCTAAACCCTGTGTAGACAAACGTGCCATCTGCATTACCGTTGCCGACATATGAGCCGCATTTCAGGTAGCCATCAACATCTGCAAAAACATACGCCACATAAGTACGACCTGATGTACCTGTATCATCAGCATTAAAAACGCTAAATACATCGTCTGTTGGCGCGGTATCGTTCCAGTATATATTATTATCGGCGGCGGCGGCTGTGCTGTTTAACAATAAATGATCTGTTTCTGCGTCACTCGCTATTTCGGAATGATAAACAGCCCAGCTTCGACCTGCTGTACTCC